AGCTTTGGAGCATACCCTCGTATGTAATTTGCTCGTTAATAACGGCAGGCTTAACATATGAGAGCTCGCGGCCGCTCGGCAATCGCAAGCGGAGTAGCGGCCCTTGCTTGCGGAATCTTATGCCGTGTGAAAGATTGGTCGGCGCTTGCGTTACAATCGTTTCTTTCGCGGCAGCGTCGGTATCCCACCAAAATTTTGTAATGGCTCTGTTTGCCGCGCGCCAGCTATTTACCAAAGGTTTTAGCTCCGGCTCGGTCAATCCCATATTGAGAGCGCCCATTGACTTAAGAGCGCCAACACTTCCACCGTAACCGAGCGCGAGTTCCGCGATTTTTCCTTTTTGCCGCATGGGGTCACCCTTTTTAACGCTGCCAAGCGGTAAGTGAAACATCTGCTCGGCGCTGGCCTCGTAGATTTTCCCATGCGTATTGAAAACGTCTAAACGCCATTGTTCTCCGGCAAGCCAGGCGATAACCCGCGCCTCAATAGCGCTAAAGTCAGCCACGATAAACCGATAGCCGCGCCGCGGTATAAAAGCCGTACGTATAAGTTGCGAGAGCGTGCCTGATATATCGTCAAACAGGAGCTCAAGAGTTTCAAGGTCTCCTGCGGCGACAAGCTGCCGCGCAGTATCGAGGTCACGGTCGGGCATTTTATTTTGAGGAAGGTTTTGCATTTGCACCAAGCGCCCGGCCCAGCGCCCCGTACGACTCGCGCCGTAAAACTGCGTTAGCCCACGGATTCGATTGTCGGCGCACGCTGTACGAAGCATGGCATTATACTTTTCTGTCGAGGTTTTCGCGAGCCCGGCTCGAATGTCGAGCATTTCGTTTACGTCGTCGTTGTCCGCTTCGTCTCTGATGGCTCCGATTTTATCTTTTCGGAGACTTTCCACCTCGACTCCCGCGGTCTCCTCAATCCAGTCCTTAAGTTGCGCGGGACTTTTTGGATTTTCAAGGCCGGTAAGGTATTTTGCTTGTTCGAGCAGCCGTCCTTTGATAACGGTGTCGATTTCGATTGCTTGTTTAGCAAATTCAAGGTCTACGCCCACCCCTCGGTCATTAATATGCTGGTCGAGTACCCATAAAGGCTGTTCCGACTCAAGTATCGGGAATCGGGCGAGCTTCTTACGAATAGCGCGCTCGGCCTCTACATCCTGCCGGTTATACTCGATATATAAGCTCCAGCGGGCGGGGTCGTGCTGCGGCAGATTTCTTTCCCGCAGGCCATTCGTCTTTGTAGGCTTACAGGGAACGGAGAAAAACCGAATTAAAGCCTTGCCTGTTTTAGACTTTTGCTTATCTTCGGGTAATCCTAAAACCGTACCGACCGCTTCCAAACTGGCAGGGAGGCCAAGCTCGCGGGACATTACAGCGGTACAGCTCCATTGCTCGGGCGGCGTCGCAGAGCCCAGAAACGCACCCAGACAAGTCCGTTCAAAGGACGCATTAAATGCTGTCTTGAGAATTTCGGGGTCATACAGAGCGTCTTGGAGCTCCTGGGGCAGGCTCTGACCTGAAGCAAGGTCTATAACCTCAACCGGATCGTCGTCCCAGGCGTACCCGAAAATCAGAATTTCAAAATCGGGACTTTCTGCGTAGGCATAGACGCCCGACTTTTGAAGCGATACGGAACTAAAGGTTTCAATATCTATTGCGAGCGTCCTCATAGACTAACTCCTTTCCTGATAATATATCTAAAGGGGGTAAGCGCGCGGACCGGTATAGTAAGCTCTAAGCTTCGCCCGCATGGACAAGTGACAATCCGGGTTACCCCCTTCGGATATTCCGAATTTAGCCCAAGAGGTCGTCCTCGTCGTCTTCCCAATCGTCGTCCCAGTCGGCGTCCGTAACAATGCCGCCGCTTAAAGGCTCGCCGTCGTAGAGTTTCATCACGCCGTTTAGGCCTGCGGAAATGCCCTTATTGCCCTGCGTGTCATAAACGTAGAAATTGATGATTGCGCGACCATAGCAGCCGCTATATAGCTCTTGTGGGTCAGTAAGGGGCGTCTTGTCGCTATAAACGAGAACGGGCTTATTCTTAGAGCTTACAGTCATTACGTAATGGCCCTTACATTCTTCGCCGAACTCGTCCCCGCTGTTGGGGCGCGTTCCGTCGCCGTCATGCAGGGTTGTCTTTAATTGAGCCGGAAGCTTTTTGCCGGAATTACGCTGAACGTACGCAACTTTGGCGGCTTCGGTAGCGGCCTTGATTTTTGTGATAGTCGCCTTGTCGCTTTTCGGGATAAGCAGCGTTACGCTGTACTTTGCCGGGCCGTCGTCGATTGAGCGTGGCTCGAAAAGATTGCAGAAGCTGAAACGGACTTTTCCAGTTGTGATCTGAGTTGCATTAGCCATGATAAATAATCTCCTTTATAATTTAGATTTTTTTAGAGGTCGAACAATTTATATAAAATCCACCATTCCGATTTTTTCAAAGAACTCTTTAAGAACTTCGCCCGGAAATACGTCGTCCGAAGACATACGCTCGGAAAGCTCCATGTTTTCCTGTGTGGGTACATGTGTAATTTTTTCCCGTGCTTCCTCGTCAACCATGCAGACGGCAATAAACTCAAGAGCTCCTACCGCATGTTTAACTTCCTTAAACATACCGATAATAACATTCTCGTCGGTCGCGGCGACCAAACGAACCTTACCAGCTTCGGTGTCAACTCTCGATGTGTCGCCCGCCGGCGCGATAAAGATTTCGCGTACGTACTCGCTGTTAATAAGAACCTGCTTGTTTTGAGACATTATAACCATTATTTTTTCCTCACTTTCTTATTGTAGGGCCGGGATAAAAACCTCGGCCTCTTGAACACCGAAGACGCAAGCGCCCTCATGTGTCTCGAAAAATATATCAACGTGATTTCCGGATACGGCGCTGCCTATGTCCTCGGCGACGTATTCGTGCCCGTCAATATAAACTGTTGTACCGAGCGGGATAACCTCAGGGTCTACGCCGATTGTTCGGCCGGCTGTTGGTATCGTCCCGCTTTTCGTTTTTTGTACAAAATCCGTACCTGCTCGAGAAGGATGCTCCGTGCTCCATATGCCGCAGCACTTAACGCAAGGGCAGTATGCGGAGAGCTTAAACATTCCCAAGCTCTGATACTCGGGTGCAATGTCCGGCTCGGGTCCGGAAGTAAGTACGCTTGTCGGCTTTGGGATTTCGGCAAAACCCATATAAACCTCTTTTTCGGTGTCCTCGCTCCGCGCAGCTTCAAGCTTCGGTTTATGCGTAAGGCCCACAAGGACAACCGCTAAAACAAGAAGGCATATAACGCAGTTTATAAAGACTTGCTTTTTTCGCTTTTGCACTTTTTACCCCTCCTTGATTTTTTTATAAGTCCGGTGGCGTAAGCGTGCCGGATATTTTCCGATTGGTTTACCCATTCAAGCTGCGACGCCCGAGGGTCATGCTTATTGCCTTTCTTGTGATTGACAAGAGGCTTATTTTCGGGATTCGGTACATGAGCTTGCGCGACCAAAATATGTAAGCGACAATTCTCGCCGTCAAGCTTAACTCGCAAATACCCTTTACCGTCGTCATACGGTTTCAGCATTAAACCGGTTATCATGTTACGAACTTTGCCCATAGAGCTAACCTCATAATTAGGGTGGTCTTGAATAATTTTCCATGAAGGTCTCGGCATATCACTTTACGACCACGAAATCGCGCCAGTATTTTGCAAAGGTGCTTTGGCCGTCCGCGTGTTTGCGGTTAAGGTTACGCCAGCCGCTTTTTATCATATTGTGCCGTGCAACCGAACGTTTTAGTTTACGCATTGGTCGTCCTCCTTTCATCATCTGTCCCAGCACCGCTCCAGCCAGCATTCGTCGCAGTAATCGCTCCAGCCGTATTCGTCTTTCACGCTATGCCAACCCGCTTGTTTCTTAGCGTCTACGGCATCATAAAAATCAAATTCGACAGGGAGCTCACTACCGCAATAGTCACACGTAGGCGTATACGTATCGCCTGAGCGCTCAATGCTCATAAGGGTGCCTCTTATTCCTCGTCGAAAGCTTCAAGTAAAAGCTCGTCGGGTGCAAATGCCGGCCGCTTGTCTTTAAGCGGAGCGAGTGTAGGCTTGCCTTGCGGCTTCATAATAAGGTCTGCCAATACCTCGGCGACTGCCTTTTTACCGAAGTCTTTTTCCATTTGCGTGAGTGTAATAAGCTCCTTCGGTTTATAAATCACGGCTTCCTCGTAGCCCGCGGCTTTCATAGCCTCCGCGACCATAACCTCATCAACGTATTTCCGGATGCTCCTGCCTTCGACCAGTTTCCAACCTTCGACGGCTTCACCAGAAAACAGAGTTTTCAACAGCAAGTTTTCAAGGTCCGAAAGCCAAGCCTTAATATCGGCGGCTTTTTCAAGAATAGCGCCCGCTTCGTTAGGCGTAATAAGCAGGGTGTCAGGAGCCTCGTCGAAAAGCTTGAGGTTATGCTCGGCGCGGGCTCGGCATTGTTCTTTGGCCCGGCAGAATTTACAGGTATCGACGCCGGGTGAGAATTTGCCTTTACCACCGTAAGCCAGCTTTGCCCTCGGCTTAACATAAGTCTCCGCCCATTCAAGAAGCTCTTTGACGCTCATTTCGTCAGAGCTTTGACCACCCGTCAATCTCGGTTGGATAATCGTCATGCGGACGTTTTCAATGTCGTATACCTGGCCGTAACGTACAATCGCACCAAGGGCGTAAAGCTTCATTTGCGGATTGTTAAAAGCTTCGACGCGGTAACCCTTGCCGTATTTGAAGTCGATAATTTCGAGCCAGTCGTCAGCGACGATAATACAGTCGCCCGTACCGTAACCTTTAGGCGCCCATTGCGAGAAGTCAAGTTCTTTAACTTCAAGCTCCACAACGGCGTCAGGGCAGCTCTCACGAACGCTTTTAACCTTGTCCCTGATAAATTTTGCGTAGTCGATTGCGCATTCTTGCATTTCCGCGTTATAATAAGTAGAAGTCATAGAAAATTCAGCAATCTGGTTTTCATAGTCCTTTTCGGGAATCTCGCCCAGCCAATACCGAGTGGCTATTTCGGCTACGGTATGGGCATCAGTACCCTCCTGAGCATATGAGCTTGAGGTGTTTGGAATCGTGGACTCAAGCTTTGCGCTCGGGGTACATTCGAGCCAACGAGCGGAGCCACTGGCCGACAATAAGGCATGCGCAGGTTTAGACTTCGGCATTGGCAGCCTCCAGGTCTTTCATCAACGCAGGATAATCGCTTTCGGCCACGCCCGAAAGTTTCTCAGCGTCATATTTTGCAAAGATTTTTTTAAGAACGTCCTGCTTGCCAGCCTTTGAAAGCTTAAGCGCTATGGCGCGTACGTCCGTTTTTGAGGGAGCGTCACTGGCCGGGGGCGTATCTGTTTTAACGTCGGCGGGCGGTGTATCTTTTGCCTTATCGTTCTTCGGTTTAGCCGGCTCCTTTTTTTCTTTGGTGGAAGCGCCAGACTTTTCGCTTGGCGTTGTTTCGTCAACGCCTTGATTTGTATACGATATCTGTTCCCTTTTTGCGGGAAGCGCGTCAACTAAAGCATGGAGCGCGTTAACCATTTCATGTGTCAGGTCAAGTGTTAATGTGATTTGCGACATTATTAGCCTCCTCTTTTTTTAACCAAGCTTCAAAAGCCTGGCGATTTTTTGGGTCTTGATAAAAGGTTTTTCCGGCCTCAAGCAGCCGAAGTAACATAACATGCTCGCGAGCATGAGATGGATTTGCTAAGGCGTCAAGCTCGCCTTTTTTTAATCGAGCCATGAAACGCCTCCTAATCTAAAGTAGCGTTTTGCGATACTTTTTCATCAAAAAAAATTTTGCATGCCTCATCATTAGGAATATTGTATCGTCCAATGATAAAAGCCATTTCTGTTTGGGTAAACGCCGCGCCGTGAAATTCGTTGATTTTAGCGTTCAACCGAGAAAGGCTTATTCCCATAGCCGCTGCAAGGGCCGCCTGGGTCTCGCTGTTCTTTGCCATATAGCTGTTGAGAAGAGCCTTATTCATAAAAAATCATCACTCCTTACATTATAAAATAGACTGTCGTGAATGGGCCACAATGTCCTGCGCAGGATTTTAGTAGCTTGTTACGATATTCATTATAGCGTAACTCGAAACATTTGTAAACCCTTTTTAAGAAACTTCTTTTAATTTATCTAATAAAACTATTTATTTTTAAGGCAAAATATGTTATAATCAAGATACAGTGGTATCACGAAAGGAGATTCAACAATATGAAAGACGCTCTTGGAGCCAAAATCAAAGACCTTAGAAAAGAATGCGGAATGACACAAGAAGAACTGGGGGTTAAAATAGGCGTTAGTAAGGCAACCGTTAATAAATATGAAACTGGTATCGTAGTGAACCTCAAGCGCCCGACTATTGAAAAGATAGCCGCAGCCCTTGGCGTTGACCCAGGTTACCTAATGGGGTGGAGCGATAACTCCGTTAAAGTCGGACCCGTCCAAACTAACAACGGAGTTATCGGTCAGACAAACGCACCCGTAATTATAAACAACGGCGACAGCGGTCCGAGGACTTTATCAAAAGAAGAAATTGAAATACTTAGAATCTATAATTCGCTGGACGTAAAGTCTCGAATGAAATTACTATCGACAGCGATTGATTTAGAAGAGCAATCAGGCGAGGAGTGATATTTTGAAAAAAGCTGTTATTTACGCTCGCTATAGCTCCAGCAGCCAAACCGAGCAATCTATAGAAGGCCAAGTCCGTGTATGTACGGACTACGCCAGGAATAAAGGGCTCACTATTGTAGGTGAATATATAGACCGGGCCATTTCAGGGCGAACCGACAACCGCCCTGATTTTCAACGACTTATAGCTGATTGTAAAAAGAAGCTTTTCGATGCCGTTATCGTTTATAAAACAGACCGCTTTGCCCGTAATAAATACGACAGCGCTATATATAAGAGGGAACTGCAGCGAGCCGGTGTTGAATTGCATTACGCGGCCGAATCAATACCGGACGGACCGGAAGGAATTATACTTGAAAGCCTTATGGAAGGGCTGGCTGAATACTATTCGGCGGAGCTTAGCCAAAAGATAAAACGCGGCATGCGCGAGAGTGCCTTAAAAGGCCATTGTACGGGCGGTAATATAGCACTCGGATATAAGCTCGGACCGGATAAGTCTTTTATTATAGACGAGAATGCGGCTGAAGCCGTCAGGATTATTTTCGAGATGTTCAATAAGGGCATACCAAATGCTGATATTTGCGCGCACTTAAACGGCTTAGGTTTACGAACAAGCAGGGGAAACACATTTACAAAAAACTGTGTTCCGCGTATAATTCAAAATGAGAAATACACAGGACTCTATATTTGCGGAGATATTCGTATTGAGGGCGCTGTACCCGCAATAGTTTCAAAGGAGGTGTTTTTTATGGCACAAAAGGAACTTAAGAAAAGGCGTACAAGTAAGCAGGTCGCCGCACCGCGTGCCGAATACCTGCTTTCTGGCAAACTATTCTGCGGTCATTGTAAAAAGAAAATGGTAGGTGTTAGCGGTACAGGGAAAAGCGGAGGCAAGTTTTACTATTACTATTGCTCGTCTGCCCGATACAAAAAGGGCTGTAATAAAAAACACGTCCAACGAGACTGGCTCGAAGACTTGGTGGTTTCCGAGACATTAAAGCATATTCTCCAGCCCGATGCAATAAAATACTTATCCGATAAATTATATGAAATACAGCTTGCAGACAAATCGCAAGACGAAGAGCTTGAATTTTTCAAGCGTAAAATCGCAGAAAATAAAAAAGCTCTTGACAATACGCTTAAAGCGATTGAATCTGGAGTAGAAACAAAAACCTTACCTATGAGATTAAGAGAGCTTGAAATAGAACAAGTCCATTTAGAAAATGAATATGAAAGGGCGCAAGCACACTTCATAATGCTTACGCCGAAAGAAATACAATATTTACTTTTGCAATATGCGACGCCCTGGGAAGATGAATATGCTTATAAGAAAAAAATTATAGAGTGCTTTGTCTCCGAGGTTTATCTTTATGATGACCGGCTTTTAATATATTACAATATCCGAGATGACCAACCAGAACTTACGAAGTCAGACCTTGCCGGCATAGAGGAATCAGCCGCGGAGGTGTTCGACCAGCGCGTCAACGCCTCCACTAAAAACAATAAACCGCAGGCATAAAAGCTTGTGGTTTATTATTTCAACTTATAGAGACAGGACACTTGATAAAAATCAAGGACAGATAATAAAGGGAGTTATATTTTTCAGAAATGAAGGATGTAGCTCTTTTTTATTTCTACAAATTCTATTTAGAAGGAGTTAATAATGCATTTTGCCGTATGTATAAACTCCGGCTAAGTCGGTACGCTATTTCTTGAAGCACTTACGTTGTTATCAGCTTGCCGGTGAAGTCTGACCAAGGTTATTGTCGGTGAGCTTTATAGTAAGCGCCAATGCTTTTGGGTGTCCGATTGACCGATTTTAAGGAATCTAAGCTTCCAAATCTTTTATAATATCTGTGGCATACTCCATTAATATTCTGCGATTCTTAATGATAATATCTTTTCGCTGTGTCTTGATGGCACCAGCAGAGCGAAGTTGAGACAACGCGCGTACAACTTGACTGCGGGATTTTCCTACAGCATCAGCAAGCTCTTCCTGAGTTGTATTTGGTATAGAGTTATCTTTACTTTTACAAATATCCAAATGAATTAGATAATTGCATACCCGGCTAATACATTCTCCATCCTGGTATAATACTGGTACAAAAGTGAGATAGGCTAAACGTCCGGCAATTTCCTTGTCTGCGCAGTCAGAGAAGTCCTGATTAGAGCGCATTAAATCCCATAACAATTTTTTTGAAAATACAATGGCCTCCATATCTCCATAGGCGGGTTCCGTGCGCCAGTAAGGTGCCAATATAAATTCTTCATGTTTATTAGCTATAGGGATTATGTTTCCCTTGCCATAACTCATCACATTATGGATACTGCCATCATTTCGTACTACTCGTATATTCACACGTCCGCAATCAATATAAACTGCCATGCGGTGAGATTTCATGTAAGGACCTATATCTATGCCTTCAGGAAATGTTTTAAAATGTCCGCCTGCTTTCAAAATTTGCTCGCGGTATGGTTCAAAATATCCATTTCGCCAGAAATAGTTATAATTCATTATCTTTACCTGCCCACTTTTTTGTGATTGAGGTCATTATACTATTCTTTTCGTATAATAACAATTGAAAAAAGCAGGTAATTTATATTTGAAATTATTTTATGGCGCATATGCGTCAATGGCCTCTGCTTACATCATGTTATAATACATTCAATCCACATAGTGTTATTTGATGGGGGAAAGAAAGGGGGTGAGCAATTTTGAAGCTTACAGCACTTTTTTACGGGATTGCGGGAAGCAGTGAGAGAGGGTGGTTAGGATGGAGTACCATCGTACTGCTTCAGGATCATGGACGAAATATGTTATTTGATACAGGTGCATTTAATGATCGCCCTGGTCTATTGATGAAACTGGCTGATTATCATCTGAGCCCTGATCATATTGATACAGTGATTATCAGCCACCTTCATTTTGACCATATAGCCAATATTGATCTTTTTAAAAATGCAGTATGGTATATACATGAGGAAGAATTTAAAAAGAGTGATGCATTAGATAACCCTGTACCAGAGCCATATCTATGGTGGATTTCAAGACAGTCTAATCTGATTAGGGTTCAGGAATCCAGAATAAAGATAATTCCAGGAATTGAGATAATACATACGCCTGGACATACGGCGGGTTCGTGCTCTCTGTTAGCGGAGTGCGGTAAAAGTCGAATTTTATTGTGTGCAGATGCGGTTAAAAGCCGGAAGGAAGCCAGGAATATACCATCCGGATTAACATATCCTGATCAAGTAATTGATAATGTGGATTTATTAATACCTGGACACGACACCCCGCTGCTTCCGGATGGAACACCCAATATGGAGATTGTACACTGGATTAAAACAAATGCATCTTTGGAGATATGTAATTATGAATGAAGTAAGGAATGAAAAAATTAAAATTGTCTGTGACCATATATATACAGCAGACTGTAAGGGACATTTTTATACAGATGCGGTCATGTTTATATCAAAGGGAAGGATATACTGGGTCGGAAACCGCAGGGATGCTCCCTTAGAGCTATTGAATGACCGTTATGAGGAATTTGATGCAAGAGGCAGGATTGCCATGCCTGGGTTGATAAACGGCCATGGACACAGTAACCTTAATAGCTACCGAGGAATTAGCGATGCTGCTGATTTTACCCAGTGGGCAAATGAGCTTGCCCCCTATACATCTGCACTTGTGAAGGATGATGTTGATAAGAATAATGAGATGTCAGTAATGGAAATGCTTAAAGGGGGGACCACCTGTATCTGTGACTGCACACGATTCGGGGCAGGGAGATTGGCGGATGCCTGTGCCAATGCAGGTATGCGGTGCTTGGCAGGCGGACTGGCCAATTCTCCGGAATACAGAAAGAATGGAAA